AGTTAAAACTAATTGATTACTAAGATAAATAAAGTATAATATACCTTATTAGATAGAGAACTCCATAGAAATTATATAAAACTATAAGGAAAATACATACATGAAAATAGCGGTTATAGATAAATGCCCTTCAAAATCTGATTATACAAAGCTATTCCAACTCTCAGAACTAAGTGATGACATAGAGGTAGAAACTTTGCATATGAGTTCTACTAAAGTACCTAGGCTTAAAGTAGCGGATATAGACTTAGAAGTATCCTTTACAGACTACGATTGGGTTATTCTAATAGGCTCTGAAGCAACCCAAAGGTACTCTGATGTACGTTCTGTGCAGAACTATACAGGAAAGTGTGTAAGTGAAAAAGAAATACAACCAAAAGAAGTATCCAGCACACAGGGGTATAAAAGTTCTTAGTTAGTATAACCCTGCGATGTTACGCATGAAGCCCGAAATTAAACCTATCTTCGATGCAACTATTAAAATATACATGATACTATTAATGATAAGCTGGTAGCTAAAAAGAGGTAGAGTATACACCTATTACAGAGGAAAGCAAAGCTATTGAGTACTTAACCTCAGTTCTTAATATGGATATTAGTGATACTCCTTCTATTGCTTTAGATACTGAGACCTCTGGGCTATATGCTCGTAAGTGCTTTATGTTAGGATTATCAATGTCCCATAAGGAGCAGCAAGGTGTTTATATTGACGCTGATGCTATTGATGAAGAAGTTGTTAGGCTAGTACAGAAAGTAATCGACTCTCCTAGAAAAATAATCTTTCAAAATGCTAAGTTCGATTTCCACATAACAAAGTATCATTTACAGCTAGACTATACTAAAGCTATTAATGAAGGTCGATTACACGATACTATGGTTATGCATTACGCTCTGGACGAACGTGCAGGTACTCATGGACTAAAAGCATTAGCTATTAAGTACACAGATATGGGTGACTACGATAGAGAGTTAGACGAATTCAAACGTGCTTACTGTAAAGAACATAAAATTAAACTACAAGACTTTTCTTACTCATTAATTCCCTTTGAAACCATGTGGCCTTATGCTTGTCTATCTAAAAACTCCAGAGTTACCTTAGAAGATGGTTCTAAAGTAGAGATCTCTAAGTTAGTAAGAAATAAGTATGACGGAAAGGTTATGTCTCTAAATACTGAAACAGGAAAAATAGAAGCAAAGCAAGTAACTAACTGGGTAAAGAATGATAATAAGGCTCAGGAGTGGAAAAAGATAGAATACAACTACCAACCTCGTGGCTTACAATGGAGTAAAGGGTCTCTACAAGGGCCTGCGTTTACTCCGGATCATAGAATACTGGCTAATACGGGGTATGTAGAGATACAGAACATAAAACCAGGAGTACATAAAGTAGCTACAGCATCTAACAGTATGTCAAAAGACTCAAAAGCTTTACTTTACGGGTTGTTACTAGGAGATGGTGCTTTAGTTAGTAGAAATAATAAAGGTGCTGGTTTACAATTTGATCAGTCTGTTAAGAGAAAAGGCTTTTTTGATAGAGTAGCTTTCTGTTTTGGAGGTAAAGAATCCCTGAATTAAAAGAAAGCAACCCAAAACACTCTGATATACTGACGTTAGAAGTACCCTACTCACATGAACAGACAGACCTGTACCACACTTTAGTTAAGTTACCGGATACTAACTATAAAGTAAGCCTAAGCAGAAACCCTGACGTGTCTGACTACATGGATGCGCATACATTAGCTACTTGGTATATATGCGATGGTAACTTAACAAAAGATAATACTCCTAGAATATGGAGACGTAGTATATCTGAAGACCTACAGGAACAGGAAGCTTTACTAAGTTGGATGAAAAGTCTGGGAGTTACTGCCAGATACCACGACGACAAAGTAAACAATCAGTTCTTTGTTGTGGATAGTGCTAATAGGTCAGCATTCTTTAACCTTATAGCACCATATATGACTGAAGATACAGAGTACAAGATCCCTAAGGAGTACCGTGTAACTCAAAAAGCAGACTTACTATTAGGATACTCCGATGACATATACTATGCAGAAGTAAAGAGTATTTGGGATTGGACAGTGCCCGTATCCCTTAGAGGATACAAGACTTCGTACTGCCTAGACGTTGAAGACAACCATAACTTTCTTACAGATATAGGGTTTGTACACAATTGCGGAGATACCGACTCGACACTCCGTTTATTCAACAAGTTCTATAAAGTTCTATGCAACCCACAGACTCATAAAGTAAAGTGGCTCTATGAAAAAGTATTGATGCCGGCTACTGTATTCCTTCAGAAAATGGAGAATAGAGGGTTACCTGTATCTAAGAAGAGATTAGTAACTGCTAAAGCTTTCTTGTATACCGAGCTTTCTAGATTCCAGAAAGAGATCTATGCTTACCCTGAAATAGAAAAGCTAGAAGAAATGCAAGGTGCTGCGTTTAACCCAAACTCAGTAGTACAGTTAAGACGTTTATTCTTTGATGTTTTAGGATTACAGCCTACGGGGATTATGACAGATGGTGGTGCTCACTCTACAGATAAAGAAGTAATAGATACTCTTGCCTTAGAACACCCCTTACCTAGAAGTATTGGTAACTATAAAAAGACACTAAAAGTGCTTAACACCTTTATTGGTAAGCTAGAACAACACATTGACCTTGACGGTTGTGTAAGAACTAACTTCGGTTGTACTACAACTACGTCAGGACGACTAAGTTCTTCAGGTGTCATTAATGCACAGCAACTACCCCGAGATAATCCAACTGTAAAAGGTTGTATAGTAGCCCCTAAAGGTTACAAGATTATAGCAAAAGACTTAAGTACCGCAGAAGTTTACTACGCTGCTGTATTGTCTGGAGATAAGAACTTACAGCAAGTATTCTTAAACATTATCAAAGACCCTACTGAGTACGCGGATTTCCATAGTACTATTGCTCACATGGTATTTGGTCTTGATTGTAAACCTTCCGAAGTTAAGAAGTTATATCCTGCTATGAGACAGGCAGCAAAGGCGATTAACGTGCAGTAACGTTACAGTGGTTGCCTATAAACCCCCTTAATTGCTGGGATACCCTAAAGCTAAGAGAGCTACAACGTAACTAGAAATGGTAAGCGTGAATTGCTTAAAAATCTCTTAGATGTACCAATGGGCAATCAGCAGCTGAGATACTAAAAATGATTAAGTTTATTGACAAAACGTAAAAGTTATTATATAATAATCATTCAAGTATAGAGTTCAGAGACTGTCGAAAGCGCATCAAGTGATGAAAGTTAGTAGAGTAGGAGAAATCCGAAACAGGGGGATTTATGAAGTTAGAAAAAGCAGTAAGTAAGTGTAAAGAGTTTTATGGTAATAACATACCTAAAACAGTATCAGAGTATATGACTAATTTTCCAGAAGGTTTAGGTAGAACTTCGATAAAAAAGAACTTCAATCTAACAGGAGGACAGTTCTTAAAATTATTAGGTAGTAGCTACACACCTCTAGAAACAACTGAAAGTAAGTTTCTAGCTAAGTGCTTAGTACTGGGCATACAGCCAAAAGAAAGTACTAAAAACCTACGCAAAAAACACTAAAGTTACAGTAACTTGTAATAAGTGTTACGACACATTTACTACATACTGGGATAGTATATCCCAATGTAGGTTAGGGTGTAGAAACTGTGCAGGTAATAAAAGTTTATTACTTAGAAAAGACTTCTTAGAGCAAAAAGCATCTAAAGTTAACTCTATAGTAATATCTTTACCTGTAAATAATAAAGGAAGCATGAAGTTACAATGTAACTCCTGTAACTCTATTTATTCAGTAAGAGCTAGTGCATTAACAAATCCACAGTCAGATAAGCAAGCAACTTGTCCTAACTGTAGAACCTCTGATACTAGGGTAGTTTTTGAAGAAATAACTTTCGGATCTCAATTTGAGCGAGAGTGCTATAAACTACTAAAACACTTAAAACCAGAAGTACAACAAGTATATAAGCACACTTTTATAACAGATAGGTTATGGACATGTGACTTTGTAATTGAAGACTGTTGGATAGAAGTCTCCAGTTACACTAAAAATTCTCAAGGGTATAGTACCTACTTATCTAATATTAAAGATAAAGAGAATCTTGTAGTAACTTCTAATAAACGCTTTTTCTACTTGACTTCCTTACGAGAAGTACAAGACTTCATAGATAATGTATAGTCCAGCTCTTTAGAAATAAAGAGGAAATGCCAACCGCACATTCGGCATTAATATATAGGTGTCGCAGAGTTGTGAAACTCTGCATATCGTGTGAATAAATAAGATATGAAAACTCGCTCAATTGTCTGGGACGCTAAGGGTTTAACGAAAACCTATGCTAATCAGCAGCCAGAGTTGTCAGGAATGACTTCAAATGGTTCATCGACTCATAGACCACCCAGAACGGGAGGCACTAGGATGGGGAGACCCATAATACGGCGAGAGTCTCCAGTTACCCTACTATATGAATCCAAAACATACATATAGAGGTAGTACAATGGAATTAACAAAAGAAAACTACATAAAATTAAGAGATACTAAAAAGTACACAAGACCACAGATGGCTAGAGAGTTTAATATACCAGACTGGAAAATAAAGAAGTGGATAGCAGCAGAAGGCTTAGGTATTACTAGGCCTACGTTGAAAAACCCACGAGCTTTTCAGCACGAGACAAGAGACTCTAGTTACTGGGCAGGCTTTATAGCTGCGGATGGTTGTGTAGATGAAAAAGGCAGAGTTAGATTCTACCTGCAATTAAGTGACCATAATCACTTAGCTAAGTTCGCAGAGTTTGTAGGATCAACACATAAGTTAAACTTAGATGAGAAACGCAACAGATGCAGTATAGAGTTTACAAGTAGAGCAATGGTTAAGGACTTACTACGGTGGAGTATAACACCACGTAAATCTGTAACATATACCCCTCCTACCGACTTAGCATACCTAAGGCACTTCCTTAGAGGTATGATAGACGGAGACGGGACTATATGTGAATCCTTCTCAAATGTAAACAGTATAACAGCTACTCTATACGCAGGTATTGTATGTTCATATAATTTTAGGGACTGGTTTGTACCTTTCTGTAACAACGTATTAGATATTACTCTAAAACAGCATGAAAGAGAAAACTGTGTCTGTATAACCATGAATACTAACAAGTCTAAGACCTTTTTAACATACTTATATAGTAACACTAATGAAGAAACCCGACTAACACGAAAATTTGCTCTGTATGACAAGATAGTGGTACAGAATATAAGAAAAACTAGGGTTTTATAGTAGAATAATTTTGGAGACTATGGTATAGTCAGTGCCTTTAGAAATAAGGGAATAACATGCTTATATGGATCAGGACCAGCTAAGGTAGCACAGAGTGTTAACGTAGCAAATCTTGAACAAGAATCTAGTACAGGTATTCCAGGCCCTGCAGAGTGCACAGTAAATGACGCAAAAGGGTATATTGCAGATTACTTTAGGAAGTTCCCTAAACTCAAGGTATGGGTTGATACTTGTCATGAGCAAATCAAACAAGTTGGGTTTATCTATAGCTTCTTTGGGCGTAAGCGTAGACTACGTAACTTCCGTTCTACAGATAGAGGAGTTGTAGGTGAGGAAGTACGCTCCGGCTTTAATGCTATTATACAATCAGCGTCTTCAGATTGTATGCTACTGGGTGTCATAGCTGCAGATAAAGAAATAGAGGAAAGGGGTTTAGATATGGAGATTTTCGGTCTAGTACACGACTCTATCATAGCTAAAGTAAGTGAAGACTCAGTAGGTACCTATAATGAACTGATAGATAGAAATATACAAGAAGCAAGAAGTAACTGGGATCCTAGTATGGGTACATTATCTATTCCAGGAGCCCCTATAGGCATCGACTCTGACTCTGAAGTAGGAGGTTCTAGAGACTATGGTTGTGGTAAGTTAGCTAAAGTATACCCCTTCTTAGCATGTGTAGATGACTGGGATGATAGAGCCACTACAAAGTGTAAATCTGTACTAGAAGCTCTGAAGACAGGCAATACTAGAGACCTAGATCACGAAGATCCAGTAATTATAGCAGCACTAAAGTACCCTAACGAACTGTTATCCGTTCTAGGATAACCCCTTAAGGAGCTTCGGCTCCTTTTTTACTTTGAGGAAAATATAAAATGAAAAATAAACACATACGGGGACACTAAATGAGTATACTAGATAAAGCACCCCTATACGCACTAAGAAAATATGATAATATATATACTGAAGATCAGTATACGCTAATAACTACATACTATGCAACTTATATACTGGATATGCCCTCTTTAGATGGTAACTACTACGCTAGAAGACTAGCTCTTATGTGTATGGAGTTACCCTACAAGCTATATGCACTAAAGGAAAGGTTTACTACCATACCCCAACTGATTAATACAACTCGTACTATGCTAATAGATAGTGATGGAAGGGTATTTAAGTACAAAAAGTCCAGGTGGCTAAAGGTAGAATACACAAAAGTACTGAGTAATGACCAAACACATAAAGGTAAGTATAGAATAAGTACAAAACTAAGTGATTGCTTTATATCGGATACTCCAGCCGCCTATATAGGGTATATAATAGATGGACACTCCATACTGTTATACGAAATATGTACAGAACTAAAAAAGACTAGGAGAGTTAAGATATGACTGATAAAATTAAAGTAGTATTAAGTAACGTGGCTTTTCTAAAGCCTACAGACGAGTTAGTAGATAGATTTCAGAGAAACTTAGTATATGAAGGAGCTTCCACATTTACCGGAGCTCCTCCTAAGTTCACCTATAGCTATGGGCCTGTAATGAAAGATACCTACTGGATACCCGTAGAGCGTTTAGATATGTTACAAGGACATGAACTAGAGATTATAGATAAAAGAGTGAAAGTACCTGTGAAGTTTCCAGAACCTACATTTACATTGAGAAAAGACCAACAAGAAGTATTAGATGGTATAGAGGATTCAGCCTTATTAAATGCAGCTCCAGGCTGGGGGAAAAGTATAGCAGCTTTGGCAGTTGCTAAAAAACTAGGGCAAAAAACACTAATAGTGTGTACTACCACAACCATACGTGACATGTGGATTAGAGAGATAGAGAAGTTTTTGGGGTTCAAGGCGGGCATGGTAGGTTCCGGTAAAAATGACACTAGCCAAATCATTACAGTTGGGAATATACAAACTCTAACTAGGAATGCAGACAAGTTTAAAAGCATGTTTGGGCTTATTGTGTTTGACGAATGCTTTGACTATGAAACTCTTATTAAGTTAGCTGACGGGTCTACTAGAAAAATAGGTGCTATTGTAAATGGTAAAGAAACCCCCTTAGTTAAAAGTTTTAATTTATCTACGGGCAAGTGGGAAGTTAAGAAAGTTCTTAATCATTTTAAAAACCCACAGAAAATGTTACGAAAACTTCAGCTAAGTAACTCCACACTAAAATGTACTGAAAATCATAATCTGTTTATAGAATCTAGTACCGGTATTATTAAAAAACAAGCAAAAGATTTAGTTATAGGAGATAAGGTAGTTTCCGAAGTAAGGCATAAAGACAGTTACTCAGTATTAGACTGGAATTTACTAATAGCACTTGCTATAGGAGACGGAAACTTAGGCAAAACAAAAGAAGGCATTAGGCTTAGAGTAACGCATGGAGAAGCTCAATTAGACTATTTGGATAGTAAAACCTTTTATATGGGGGAGTGTACTTTTTCAAAAGGTAAAAGTGGCTACTGCGATAATAGCGTGTACTACGCACAAACAAAAACTTTTAAAGACACTATAGGTATATACAATATGCTGTACGGAAGTGGCACACATAAATCTAGTTTTCCTAAGGAGCTTTTTAACTACTTAGACTGGAGAACCTTGGCCTATATAATTATGGACGATGGTTCCTATCAGAATGGGAATATAACCTTATCTTTATGTGAAGTAGATGTAGAGAGCTTAGAGAGGTTTTGTAAACATTTCTTTCTGGAAGATAACTTAGCCTATACTGTTTATACGTGTAAAAAAGGGCACAACTACATACGCATAAGAAAAAGTGGGGTAGAAAAAAGTTAAAGAACACTGCCTAAAACGAGTTTCACCCAGATATGTTGTATAAGTTAGGAATAGCTTATACTATAGAATACTATAGTCCTGTAGGTACTACGTTATTTAAGGACTACACAACTACAGAATACTTAGGATTCACAGAAGTGCCTGCTACAGGAGGTAGCAGGTATAATATAGAAGTAGAAGATAACCATAATTATATAGCTAATGGGAAGTTAGTGTCTAACTGCCACCATACCCCTGCTACTACGTTCACCAAGCTTCTTCTATCCAGTAAGGCAAGGTATAAACTAGGACTATCAGGTACCTTACATAGGAAAGATGGTATGCATGTAGTGTTTAAGGACTACTTTGGGTTTAATATATTACAGCCTAAAATAAATAATACTATGCCACCCACTGTGCATAGATATACTTCTGGAGTAGCTTTCCCTGGTAACTCCATAATGCCTTGGGCGGATAGAGTTACAAGTCTTACACAAAATGAAATGTACAGAAAAGAAATACTAGCTTTAGCTGCATTGTACGTTCAGTTAGGTCATAAGGTAATCCTAGTTAGTGATAGAGTTGAGTTCTTAGAATTTATTAATGAAAACGTAGATGCTAGGTCGGCTTTATTTATTGGTAGTGTAGGTCTAGAGGACCGAGAGCAAGTGCTAGAAGATATGACCGATGGGAAGCTTGATATGCTTTGCGCCTCACAAGGTATTTTTAGTGAGGGCGTATCTCAGAACAACCTATCGTGTATGATACTAGGCACACCTATTAGTGATAACAGATCATTACTATCTCAGTTAGCAGGAAGAATAATGCGTAAGAACCCCGGAAAGCTAAACCCTGTACTGGTAGATATGATTCTAAAGGGAGACTCAGCCAGAGGACAAGCTAATAAGCGTAAATCTATTTTTAAGATTTTTGGTTGGGATATGATAAGTATAGATTTACAGGGATTGATTAACCGAGTAATGCAATTACGCAAGTAACTTGAAATAACATCTTTATATTTTTGCAAACAACCCAGTTATTTAGGGTTGTACCTGTCTTTATAAAGAAAGGAAAGAAACGGTTTTTAATAGAAATAAATTATAAAAATAAAAGAAGTTCACTATAGAAAGTTAAAAGAATTACTTGCTTAACTAGATAAATTACAGTATAATATCTTTATTGAATAGGAAAAGGAGATAAAAAGAATGATATTCTATGATTATTCCAAAATATGGATACTGTCAGGGGGAGAAAGCAAACATATAGTACGATATTTTCAGGCTATAGTGAACAAAGCTCCTGGGTATAAGTTCCTTGTAGGTCATGACTATATCATCAATGAAAGTATAGTGGTTAAAAAATCAAAAGAAACTAAATGCTAGAGTATTAGCGGAATACTTAGGACTATGTGCATTAAGACCTTATTCTGTGTATAAGTTCTATAATAATAAAGACATTTACATTGACCGGCTACCTAGGTATGTCCCTAAAAAAGTTATACAGGACTGTCCCTTTATAACTATAGATTTAGAAATAAATAAAGTAGTATTTGAAAAGGAGCAATAAACCTAATGGCTAACCTAATAGTTATAAAGTGGTATGACCAAAAAAATAATGGAGCTGTGTGTAGGATATGAATTAGATACTATACACTCTATATGTAAGAGTTTAGATAATAACCCTAATGTAAGACACTGGTGTATCCCTGATTTTTATGAGGGCTGTATTCCCTTATATAAAGAAAAGTTATGGGAAAAGTTAAATCAGGATATGAATAAATGGGATTACCGCTAGGAGTAAAAAATGAAGTTTGCACAAAAAAATAAACTCTCAAAACGAAGATAGAGAATACCACGTAACAAGTGACTTGCATTTCTTTCACAAAAACATCATAAAACACTGTCCAGATACTCGACTTTTCGAGTCTGTAGACGAAATGAATGTAGAACTAGTAAACCACTGGAACAGTACTATTGGTGTAAACGATGTAGTATTCCATGTAGGAGACTTTAGCTTTGGGAACGAAGAGCATACACAAGCACTGTTAGCTCAGCTAAACGGAACTATAATTTTATATATGGAAACCACGATAAAATATTGCGTAAGATAAGTAAAGTACCCTCTACTAATCAGTTCTTTGACTATCTAGAGATTATGTTTAACGGTACAAAAGTTTGTATGGGTCACTACCCTATGCACGTATGGAATCAGTCAGGACGTGGTAGTGTTATGTTGTACGGACACACTCACGGTAGCTTTGAGGCTCCTGGTCGTACTATGGATATAGGGTATGATGCTAATGGGAGAATACTAAAGCTACAGAAAGCTGTAGATATGTGTGAGCAACGTGATATATATACCCCTGACCACCACTAGTACTAATCCTATGGTATTTTTAACTAGTACGAATCCTATGGTATTTTTAAGGAATTAATATGAAAACCCCGAAAGAAATAGTACTTAGTTTATTGATAGAGTTGTTAGAGCCTGAGAACCAGAAACCAAACATGGCTATCTGTGAATCAATAGAAAATTTTATAAGGGAAAAATAGTTTTAACTACAGTTAACTCAAATTACATTTTTAAAAAGTGTATGCCTATTTTGAGAAAAACTTTACGTAATGCTTGCCGAGATTGGGAACATTACTCGGGTAACCCGCTATTCCCAATATGGATATCATATGCAGAAGAGTTACAGACTAGTAATGCTGTTGCTGCTTATTGTGATTGTAAAGACTACTGGTCAGGTGAGTATGGTCGTAGACGTATCGAGTTAGTTCACCGTATGATCAATTCACTTAATACAAGAGAGAAAATATGAACAAGCTAAATGTTGACGACCTAGTAGAAAATAGACATGGTAACAAAAGCGTACATGGTATTCCTAACCACATACTAGCTAAGCAAGGGAATGCCTTAAAACAAAACATCAAGTTAATCTAAGGAAACAAAAATGGATATATTAAAAGTACTGGAACAGTTTAATAAGACTAATGAAACCCGTAGCAATGGCACAAAATTAATTTTAGAGTTAGACTCAGGTTACAACGTTTTATCTATAGAAGCCCAAGCAAGAACTGCCCCCGAAATTGCTCGTGTAAGGCACGATTTATATATAGGTGATATACAGAAGTCTATATTACAAGACGTTGTTGAGGAGCATATAAACATGACGCTAAAAGACCTAGACGATTATATAAGGAGTTGGATAAAGATTTAAAAAACTTGTAGACTGTTAGCTCATTAACCTGTATAATATATTTTAGAAATTGAGAAAAGAAAAAGTTACTTAGTTACCTAGAACGACCTCAGTTTAGAAAGTTAAAAAATGTATTGACTTTTAATAATATAAACTGTATAATATATCTTAGGAAATCGGGAAAAATACTGGTTTCCTAATAATAAACCTAAAATACCGGCAATTTAGCCAAACTAAAGGATAACAAAATATGAATGAAGCACAAACAACAGCAATGGGTTCTAACTGGGCAGAAACTAAAGGCGAAGCAGTATCTAACCGAGTTACTTACATGAAAGTAAACAAAGGTCGTAACCAAGTACGTGTTGTAGGTAACATCTTACGTCGTTACGTATACTGGGTAACTAACGTTGACGGAAGCAAATTGACTTTTGAAAACTTAGACTTTAACCGTGAGTCAGAAGCGTTTGAAAATACTAACATGAATCCTGTTAAAGAATTAAAACTACAAGCTACTACCTTTACTGGTGAGCTAGAGTTTGATAAAGAAGGAAACCCAAAACCTCTTGGTTCTAAGAAAGCGTATATGATTCCAGTAATCAACCGCTCAACAAATGCTGTAGAGTACATGGAACTTAAGAAAGGCGTATTTGATGGTATTAACGAAGTAATGGCTAAGTTACATGACCCAAAGATTACTCGTCGTTATGCAGACAAAGAATACTCTGTTCCAAACCCTAGTTTCATTGATATTGTATTTGCTAAAAATGGTGCAGGCTTAAACACTGAGTACAAGGTAGATATTATGGAAACAATGGACTTTGTTACTGATCCCGAAATGTTTGAAAGTCTATCTGAGCAACACAAGCAAGATGCCTCTTTAATCGAAAACTTAAAGCCTATTGAGGAAGTATTTCCGCGCAAAACATACACTGAACTAAAAGAAGATCTTACTAAGTTTATGTTAGGTAAAGCGGGAAATAAAGATAAAGAAGAGGGTGCTGCTGGAAACGCCCCTACTCCTTCAGAGTTTTAAGAACTACGATAAAGAAGCTATGTCAGAACTTGACGATTAACACTATATATGGAGGGCTAGTTAGCCCTCCTTTTTTATTGGAGAAAATAAAATGTCTCATTATAGTTGTAGAAAGTGTGGGGAGTATATGTGTGATGGTAACTGTGAAACCCCTGAGAAAATGGCAAAAAAACTTCTAAGTAACCAAATACAGGAAGCTAAGATATTTATAAATAAAGAAAACCTACGCGTAAGAAAACTTAAACAATCTATTAACCTATTAAAAACACATGGAGAGCATATTATGTATGAGGGCACTATCTAATGGCAAAAATACTATTTAGTGCAGACTGGCATATTATGTTAGGGAAAAAAGG